GATAAAGAAACTAAACTGAAAATCGTCCCCGACTGCTCTGAACATACTAGCGTCAGTGCCAATCTGGTTTATAGCGACCATAGTGGTCGGCGCAAACGCCAGATTAGGAGGGACAGTGAGCTCTACATTAATATTGTTGAGCATGTATCTATAGTTATTATAAAAGGGAACCTGGAAGCCCAGGCCCCCGTTGGAAAGAGGTTGGCATGAGACTCTGCCGGAGCCTGTACCACCCGACCCAGTAACATTCTGGATGGCGGGATGGGTAGTACTAGTCGTGTAACCTACACCATCATCAGTAATTAAAACTCTGTTGGTGGGCTGTATATTACCAGTGGCGGCAGACTTATAAGCCAATCGGTATCTAATAGAACCCCTGCTAAATGCATACATGGACGCTAAAATACTCAACATGTCACCACCACCAAAAGGAGGCGTGACCCACACAGTACCATTAAACCGATTCCCAAAGAAACGATGAGTCTGGAAAGCATAAGCAGGATTGTTGAAAATAACCCCGTTCGAACCAAGCCTGTAGAAACTCTTGGCCAATTGGAGAACTGAACAAACATATTCCCCAATGGCCTGCTGAGCATGATGAACTGGCTCCACATCGTAACCTTTCTCGCCCAGCTCTTTGACTATATCTTCACTGTTCACCACGTCACCCCCTTGAGGGACAACGGGAGCAATGTCAATAATATCAGGGACCTGGTATTGCAAGTCAGGAGACCCGCGCACCTGTATCATGACATCCACAGTGGACGAAACAGTAGCAGGAGCTAACAAAGGGTTGACAACATAAATTAACAAAGTCCCAATTTGCTCGTCTACATTAATATAGGACTGAGGTAGAATGTAGGGCACACGAAGAATAACTTCATCGCATGCTTGTATATCAACAATAGTCCTGTAAAGATAAGACGTAGTAGCATATGGGGGGGCACTAATTGAAGTTTTGCCAGGCACATACACAAAGGCTAAAGTGCCAGTGTGATACCCGGTCTTAACAACATTAATTTTAAAGTCAAAGCCTCCTCTATATTTGCGGAAAAACCTGCGCATAAAAGCACATGCGGGAATTGTCCGTACTGGTCTAGCTCCCAAGGTAAAACTGAGCTCCATAGCACTGGGGCTAATAGTGTGAATGGCCAAAACGTCACCAATGAGTCTGGAGGAAGACCACTGAAAATCACTGTGGTAGCTCCAGACTGAGTTTATATATTTAAAGCTCATCTCGTCCATAGCCGCGGGAGTGGCATCAGTAATCAGGCAGATTTTATTGTCTGCAGATAATGACATTGGGGTACACAAATCTCCTCCGTCGCAATTTTGCTGATTAAGACCACTACCCATCATCATACGCATAGGGTCAGCTGTTACGCTAGGCTTGCTCCAACCAAGAGCTTCAGCTGCGCCACGTGCAGCACTGAGAGCCCAATAGGCAGGAGTAGCTAAACTAGATAGCATAGGGAAAGCAGTAGCATCACTAGCCAACTGAACACCAGAACTAATAAGCCTGGTGAGAGGACCAGTACCATTGTTGGACTCAGCATCTGTGACGTTAACTTTGCGAGTACGCCGTTTAGCAACAGTACTCATCTGGGGTATTGTTTGTCCTGAGAGCTCAAGGTTCTCAATAGACATCCAAATGGAAAGAGTTACTGAGGTAGGCCCAGTGCCTGTGCGCAAAATTTCAAAAACATCAATGTACAAAGAACCCCAAGACGGTGGTGAAGCGAGATCTCGCTCTATCATCGTAGGAGGGGCCACATATGGAATTGTTAACTCAATAGCATTGTCCTTGATATCAAAATAGGTGCCTGGTAGCTGACTAGTCGTCATCCTATTGTACCTATGAGACTTGGACTCATTTGCTAAATAATCGGCACAGGGGAAATAACTCACCCTGAGTAAACCAGCCTGGAAAGGCGTTGCGTTGCACACTATTCTGATCTTGACGTCACCTCTAAAAGACAAAAACCCCTGAATCTTATTGACCCAAAGGGTTTGAGCATTAAAAAGTGTTTCTAAATCACCAGTATACAAATTATCGCCCCAGACATTAGCTGTGGTGAATGTGGCAGAAGCCACTGGTATAGGTTTAGCTAAGAAGTCCGCAATTTCAGTAACAGAGTTACATTGCACGTCATAACAGTTTTGGGGGTCCAACGGAGTGGGATCCCTATTGTAACTGGTGCCTGTAGTGGACAACTCAAAAGAAGTAGTACCGGAAACAGGGCCAGAAGTAGTTGGCGCATTAATGGAAGCGCTATCCATGTGAGCATTTTGCTCAGTAACATTCATGGTTTCAGCAAGTGTGTTTAAAACTTAGGGACCACTTAATCCCTAAGAGTTGGTTTTGTTTGCCTAACTTTTTAGCAGGACTGCTGCTCAGGTAAGTTGATAAGTAAGGCTAAATAGCCCACCTGGGAGTGTCCCCCAGCACATTCAAGGCATCTTTTGGTGCTGACGTTAAATTCACTCCAATTGTAGTCGATTACGACCATCATTCCCAACAGATTCCGGATGACAAAATGTCTCTCTGACACTCGTCATACGTATTCGGGTACGGAATAAAACCCAAATTTTCTCTACAAGCGCGTAAGATCTTCGGACAGTGTTCATCAAAAGTTGACCTAGGATGCAAAGAAAGCTCCTTAATCATCTTACAAACATTGTCTTTATTCGAAACGTAAAAAGCCTCTTCATCTTTCTTTTTTGTCCACTGAATGGACTCAAGAATGGTGTCCAAGGCTAACGGCGCGACGAACTTATTAGGATTCGCTACACAATTACGAGCAAAAGAACGTTTCAAAAAGGAGACTTCATATATGCTCCTGTTCTCAACTATCTTGTCACTCTTGTTCTCATCAGTATACTCAAAGCCTATTTCACCAAGGGAAGTGGTTAATGCCTGCTGCGTGACCAAAGACAACTTCTTAGATCCAATACTAATTAGATTGTCGTCACCATAAGCAATCATGTTCCAACATCCCCGCACACTCTTCAAAAACGAGCGGGCTTCATTCTCCTTCGAGTAAATCTTACAAATCGCGGCGCGCACCATCACGTTGTTGCACCACGAGTTAAGAATTGTGGTCAAAGGGTTACCAGATGCGTTCGACCCAACCCATTCATACACAACTCCGTCAGGCAAAATATGTCTGGAGTTTGCGAACTCCTGGATTAGGGTCTCCCTAATTCTGTTATCGCGCGCATCGCTCCCGTAGTAGTCATTAACTATTTTACAAAAAGATGAAATGAGCGAATACGGAAGTGAACCATCAAAATTCCCAAAATCTCCTGCAATGACACGGGGCCTACACCCTGTCTCAGAGCGAGATAAATAGGACACGAGTCTACCAACCTCCTCCGAGTACATATCTATACCAACGGCTGAACCGTTGAAAATGCGATTTGCCATATAATACTGGGCAAAAGCTCCAAAGTACATTCGGACAGCAATAGTCAGGTCAACAGGACAACCGGATATCTTACGGGTCTTCCCTGCATTAACCTTATCTATAGGGCGCCTCTCGTCCTTAGGAAAATCCAAAAAGACGTGAGGTAATCTAGTACCTTTAGCCGCGTACTCAATAATCTTATTAACACGCGACTGCAACTCAAGATCACAATCATTGCCAAACTCGTAGTCCCCTTCGGCACCCCAAAAACACTGTTTACCACGTGTACCCTTGGGTATCATAATACACCATGGGTAACCCGCGGAAGTTTTGCGGGGAATACCGTCCAAACCAGGAACTCCTGGTATCCCAGCAACTGCCTCCTGGTACGTTAGGACACGTCGGTCACATATCGGTTCAACTATTGAGCCTTCCATATTAAGAACGACGTCACTATAATCATCTATGCACTGATTCATTAACCCCACGGGGAATAAACTGTCGCGGCTATACTTGCCCGTGGACAGTGCAATAGGGTCAATGGTAACGCCCTCAAAGTCAAATGTGCGTAGCTTCGCGGGCTTCGTCTTGGGCTCAAAACCAACATCCCCATGTATAGGGGACTTAATAATAGAAGAAACGAAAGGCATGGCTGAGGGCTTAGATCTGCCCAAGGCAAGTTTCTTAGGCACAGCATTGTAGGGGACTGGTTCCAAAGAATCAAAGGAGTCATCTTCAGCAATCAACAAAGAATGGTCTGAACACGCCATCTGAACCTCTGTCAAGAAACCGTTATTTAAGAAGAAACCCTTAGCTCTCTCCAAATCACGGCTATCGATGGGCACACCGCATCCAAAAGTACCACCGCCCTTACCGGCCGTGTGAATACCTAAAATGGTTTTGCCCATGTCCCCTTTACGGTTCCTGAAGACAGGTAGACCGCAGTCACCAACCTCAGACGGATAATTGTAGTCAAAGCTATTTTTGTTAGTGAAGCAGTCAGCACCCATAGTGTAGTAAGTTTCACCATCAGGATTGCCCACTTTCCGCACCACTATGTCCGCGAAACAATTTGTCAAATCCAAGTCATCCCCTATATCGGGGAAGAGACCTTTGCAAACGTCGCTGTCCATTGCAGTAAAGTAGCGAGTTATGTCGGGAAACCATGGTAAAATGTTGTCCTTCAAATAAATAAACGCCAAATCGACGTCCTCGTTGGGGTAGAAGACAGGACCGTCTAAAAGTTTGATAATATCAAGGGAGTGAATCGTGCCATCAGGGCCTTCTCCAATCCTGGAAATGTACAAGTCTAGCTCTTTCCCCTTGGCGAGAGCAGTACGCCACGCGACGAGGTAATGTCGAGGGACGACAATCATCCTACCAACCAAGCCAAGCCCAAATCCCACATGGTGCAATTCACCATCTAACTTCTTCAGAAAACGGATAGTATTCCTTCTGAGAACTTTGTCACACAGTGAATAGCAGTGGGCCGAAATCTGGGCAACGGCCTCTGACTTTCGAGTTCTTTCGCCACCCTTCGGGGCAAAACACCAATATAAGGCTGATGCAATACCAACTATAGATGTGAGAGTAACAATGTTACTACTCACAAAGCTGGCACACTGCAGCATAATAGGATTGCAGAATTTATTCCACACTCCTGGTACATTCGCCAGAAAGGCGCTAAAGCTCGCACAATCAAATTTTGAATAACAAGTGGCACCCTCCATCCCGCTCTGGGGGATAATATCAGGAATTTCAAAAGGTAAAAACGGGAACTTACTTCTAAAGTAGCCCCACA